TTCCTGTAGGAATCTAATCTTTACGCTTTCGCCATCTTCAACCTTTAGCCAGCGACCTTTGTTTTCATCCCCACCGCTATAGGTAGGCTTATCTAGTGCCTTGTTTAGGTCTTTTAGACCCTTTACTATACTCATATATTTCTCCTTTATAGTTGATGGTATATATCCATCTGTATTTTTATTATATCACGAGTTCCAAGATCTGTATTCTATATCGGATACAGAATTTTTAATGCAGGTTTTTATTTCCTCATCAGTCATGTCGCCAGCATCTTTTGCATCATGAGGGTATATCTTACCATATTCATACGAAGCCCACAAGAGGTCCTTGAATTTTAGTTTATTGGTTATACTTTTACCCAGCTCCCTGCCAGCCTGGTCAGCATCAGTCATAATAGTTATCTTATTAAAATGCCTGTTTAAAAGGTTGTGTTGCTCTGTAGATAAGAATCCGCCTAGGGTAGCAACAACGTTTGGAAATCCAGCTTGATGCACACGGATTGCATCAAAGCTAGACTCCACAACTATAACGTGTGATCCAATTCTTTTAGCTCTATGAATGTTAAATAATGTTTTGCTCTTTGGCAGATTAGTACTATTCTTAAAAGACTTTCCTTCAACTGATCTTCCAACAATTCCAATTGCAGTTCCGTCTGGGCTATGAACTGGAACAGTTACCATGTCCATATTTACAGAATACCCTAAAGAAAAATCTATAACAGACTGCATTTCAATTCCACGAGATTTAAAATAAGCCAGAGCCTTGTCGCTTTCAAGAAGGCCCTTGTGAAGTTTACTTAAAGTATCTTCTGAAAACTGTTCGAAGATAGGCTTCTCGTCCATTGCATCTGATAAAAGCTCATCAAAATTTTCTAGTGACTCAGTTTCTTTAGTAGCAATAAATCTCATTGCCTCAAAGTCATTCTTGCTCATTACACGTTTTACTAATTCTTGCAGGGTGCCAGCCTCACCACATGAAGGGTTGAAGCATATGAATGCACCCTTTTCCCGACTTACGCTAAAGCTTGATGTATGTCTATTAGAATGAAATGGGCAGTAACATAGGAAGTCATTACCAGTTTCACCAACAATTTCAAGTCCTATTGATTTTAATATCGACTTGATATGATTTGGCGTGTAGTGCGTGGTATCGACTTCCCTTGTGTTATACCCTCTAATTGCCATGCCTTCTTCTTTCCCACATAAATCCCATGAATGCTCATTAAAAACTTCCATGTCTCGCCTGTAAATTCTACCGAAAATGCTGGGTCTATGTCAAGTACCCTGACGTATCCCTTGCCCCGCATGTCCTGAATTAATAAATTTTCGTACTGTGGTCTCAAGCTAATTAGCTGAGCATTATCTTGAAACTCTACATCTATTTGAAATCTTTTAATTTTTCGATGCGTCATTAGCAAACGGATTCTCATAAATTTCTTTGATGATACCCCTGTTGATATCCCAATCTAAGAACACATTAAACTCCTGACCGTGACGATTCTTGCGACTAACTACCTCAATCATATTTGTATCTGTATACTTATGAATTGCAATAGCCATATCAGCATCGTACTCAATAGCCTTAGACCATGCTACCTGAGACAGCATAGGCGGAGCATCTTGATCTGTAATGTCGTCCATAGTTGCTGCAGTAATATCGATTACTGGGATGTTGTTTGTCATAGCTAACATCTTGAATTCACGAGATACGTTCATATTACGCTCAGTTGCACCAGTGCTTCGCTTGTTATCAGAGAATAGCTGATGATAGTCTAGAATAACTAGATCTGGCTTATGCTGATCGATCTTAGACTGAATTGTATTAGAATTTACTTCACCCATGCCCTCGTTAGATACTAAGATAAATCCGTTCTTGTTTTCAAACCTCTTCTGTCCCCAAGACCTAAATGTATCAACATTAACATCGCCTCGTGCAAAATCTGATGCACGAAATAGTCCAGAGCCCATCATTGTATAAATACGGTCACGCATATTCTCTGGAGACATTTCAAGGGAAACAATCATAGGCTTAAAGCCTTGCTCCCAAGCCTTGCAAGCAAGGTAGGATGTGAACCACGTCTTACCACGTCCTGGCCATCCAATAGCTACGATAAGGTGTCCTGGAGCCATTCCTGTAGGGTATGCTTTATCGATTGCATCAAAGCCTGTTAGGATTCCTGGAGCACCACCCATAATAGATGAACGCTCTTTAACTGCTAGAAAATGTTTTTCTGCTAAATCAATATCTGTAATGTCTACGTCACGAACATGATTTGTAAACTTTGATAACTGTGAAAGCTTTGCCTGCAGGTCTCCTAGAACTCTTGAAGCAGCATCCTCTTTAAGAGCAGAACCACTTTGAAGAATAATATTCTTTAGTCTACCAGTTAGGTATTCATTCTTAAGTTTGTCTAGATAGTATCCAGTTTCTGCTTTTGTCTCTACTGGCTCAAAGTCTTTAAATCTTTCCATTAAGATTCCAGCTTCTGGAACAGCCTTAAACTTGTAGTAGTATGACTTTAGCGATTCCCAAATATCCTTATGTGATGTAAAGATTTCATCTACGTTGTCTGCGAGTAGAGTGCTTATATCTTTGTTCTTACATACTGCTGACAGTAACTCTGCCTCTGTATTCATTCGTTTCCGCCCTCTACTAATTCTTTCGTTGCTTGTAATAGCAATCGACGATGCCTTTCATCTTTTTCTCGCTCTGACTTTAAGTAATCTATCTTGTCAAAGTTATAGAAAAAGAAACTAAGCGGATGACCAGACTTGCTAGTTTTAAAATAGTAAACCAGAAGATCTCTGGCTCTATCAAATCCTACGCTGTCAACAACATCCTGCATAGCCCACTTCTCACGAAACTTATTAAGCCTTGGCTTCTTGCCATACTTTTCAAGGTACAGGGATTCGTAAAGGCCAATTAATACGTATGGCTGTTTTTCATTTGCCACGTTTTAATTCCTCTTCCACCTCACGAGTCTTTTCAATAAGCTTGTTCTCAACAAAAGCATAGACTCTCTCTGTAGCGGAATCTACATTCTCTCCACTACGCACATCATCTTCTACGCCTATATTAATCTTTATGCTTTCGTAGTTTCCTAGATTGCGTGTGAACGATAGGTCCACCTTTACTCTTGTCTCTGACATTACTCCGCCTTCCATACAGGTACAAACTTTCCGTCTTCTGTCTTAGTATACAATATTAAGTTGTGTTTGAGAATAGCCTGAAGCTCTGATCTTGAAGGCAGGTCTCTTATATGTCCAGCATCAATAATAAACTGATGAATGTCCAATATGTCCGATTCACTAAGCATATACTTTGACCACGTGCTTTCTGGATTACCAATTGGATACACCTTTTGAGGTTGTTTTATTTTCCCCTGAAGTATATATTCTTCTATTGTAACCCTGTGCCTGCCAAGAATTTTGCTTACATCTACAACGCTGTAGGCCTTTTCCATATTTTTTTCTACTTGAGAATAAGAATACATCATTCTTTTTTTATCTAAGTAGGACCAAGCGATAACCTCGTCCTTAGCCCTAGAAAGCTTTAGTACTTTATGTACCTTGCCATTTAAGAAGAAATAGACGAATTTTTTGCGTAGTCGCTGTCTGTTTTTTCTAGCCATTTACCGAATGCATTCGTTTCTTTATTGATCATCCAACGCTTTCCGCATAGGATGCAAAACAACTCTGTGTGTAGTTTTTGAGAGAATACTCTATCAATAAAGACTCTTCCGTTACACCTTCCGCATTTCATCATAGCGAGAATGTCTTTCCGTCCACAACGCATGAGTAATCTGGAGCAATGTGAATCATTTGAATATGAGGATAATCATTTACGATATGAGCAATAGCAAACCCCTTTTGCCAATCGTGATGCTGAGTATATTTCATTCCTGGACCCTTTTCATCACACATGTGACCAATCTCATATCCTCTAAGGGTTTCTCCTTCTCCGCCGTTTCTAAGTTCATATGTTACCATATGGGAAGCAATTCTGTGTGAGTGTCCACGGATTAATGACACCTGTAGATCTTCCATATCTTTTCTTACAGAACCAGTTGCTGCAATTGAAATACCATGGTGTACGTGAACGTCTCCGAAGCGGCGTTTAGGTAATGAGTCATAATAAATATATTCATAACCCAAAGAGTCTAGTGACCACAGTGATTCTGGAGTTACGTCTTTAGCATAGTCTGGAAGCTTCTTGTCTATGTAATCAAATATTCGTATGTCGTGATTTCCTAAAGCGGAAAACAATTGTGCATCTGGAAGCATTTCACGAGTCTTTGCATAAAAATCTCTCGCACCCTTTGCCTCATGACGCATCATTGGAACAATTAAATCACGGCTATCATCTTTATGAAGCTGCATAAACTCTGCAGATCTTCCCTCTGTATATTTACTATAGCAAGCTTGATCATCAGTATCACCAAGATAGTCGACTACATCTGGTTTAAACCACTTCATGACCTTAAACCATAGAGCAATCATCTTATCATCTTGATAAGGGAATTGCTGATCGGATGACAACATCCATTTTAAATCGTTTGTCATTAAACTTCCTTGCGTAAAAAAAGTCACGAAGTCGTGACTTTAAGGTTAAACAAATTGTAGCATATACCGATAGGCTGTCAAGTGGATATTGCTATAAAAGAAACATACACTGAATGCTCTGCGACTCCGATAGGAACTGGGCAAACAATGCCGAAGCTTGTTGTGGTAATTGAACCAGATACTACTCTGAATGCTGGGTGCCATTTCTTTGGGTCAGTTGTAGTTGCGCTTCTAGTAGAAACAACAACAGTTGGAGCTTTTGAAAATCCAGCACCTTGCATATCTACTGTATGAGTAACTACAGTGCCAGGCTTTAAAGTAAGTTTTGTTGAATCATTTTTAGCAAATATGGTTGGTCCAGAGGAAACTGTTGGATTTGTTGTCGTTCTGTTATCAATATTAATTGATTGTCCAGAGCTGATCTTTGGCATCTGGGATCTTAATAGATTTAACTCTGTTTCCAATGCGCCTAGTTTAGCTGCATCAATCGGCTCTCCATCAACAAATGGCATTATAAGTTTTCTCCTAAATCATGTGCTGAAATTTCTTTATCAGAAACCTCAATCATTTTTGACCTATCTAGACCATATCGATTAAACGAGTCTGGGTCTACAATGTGCCTAAGTTTATTCTGTGATACTAAATACATTTTACCATCTGCTAGGTTCTTGATCAAGGTGCCATCTCTGAAACCTAGTTTTCCTGCGATCTTGACTCCTGTTAAAGCCGCCTCAGTTGCTAGTACCGTAGTAAAGCACCAGGACTCGGCGGCCCTATCAGAAATAAGCCTGTACCTTTTGCCATCTTTAATCCAATAAGTATCTTTATCTGTTTTAACAGCAATACCAGAAGGGAAATTAGTTGGCTGAGATATCGTTAAGGTGCTTTTCGTAGTCCTGAACAGCTTCAACCTTAGATTCCTTTTCTTCCATCATCTGTGTAATTTCTGCTCTTAGAATTGCAACTTGTGTCTCATAGTTTGAGACAATCTCACCAATTCTTTGCTGCAATGCTGTAATTACTAGTTCTACTTTTTCTGCCATTTTTATTCCTATTCTGTTACAGTTAATGAATCTTTTTCAATAACCAGTGCTGTCTTTTTTGCATTAGCTTCAGTAATTCTTGCATTAATTGCAGAAACTTGTCCAGCATCTGGTGCAGAAACTGCGTTAGCCTGAATTAAATCTAGCTCATGCCCGTATATACTGTAATCTACAGCTTTAATATGTTGATTTACTATATTCAACTTATCTTCATTTGTTAAACTTGTTGTCATTTTATGCCTCCTTTCATATTATAGCAATAATTTAACTATTTGCCAATAGGTCATTAAGAATACCTTCTAGGGCTGCTTTTTTGACCAATGCGTTTTCTTTATATTGACGTGTTTGAACTACAGGCTCTCTATCTGGATCAACTCCAGTTTCAAGCGCAAACATGTCTAAATCTAATGTATAGTTAAATATAGCTTCATTTAAAAACTTTATTTTTGAACTTACAATATATATCTTTTCTTCATTTGTTACTTCTAGATTTTCCATTATACCCTCCTATTATATATGATTTTACCATTTTAAATAAATCCTGTCCAGCTAGAGTTATATTCATTACCGTCAGTTCCAAACTGGTATACCTGGACTCTTCCATTTCTAGCGCTTGCTGAATAAGTTATATCTCTTTGAGCTGAGGACCCATCTGATCTTAAAAGATATATAAAGTTTGTTCCCTGAACAGTAGCTCTAGTGTCATTAGTAGTACTAAAAGATTTAAATCCAGAATCTGTTATGTTGGTGCTATTTGATGTAGATGTGCTACTTCTAAGCTGCCAGTTAAATCCTCTTGATCTCCTTGAAGCAGTCCATTGTGCAAACAAAGTTAAGTCTGCAGTAAATGCATAGCTTGCTCCTGCTGCATAAGCAGTTCCAGTACCGTTTGCTGCTGTATTCCAGCCTGCAAAAGAGTAATCATTTATTGTTCCACTCCAGGTCTGAGTTCCGTTATTCCAACCATATCTAATAAATGCACCAGTTCCAGTTGTTCTTTGGAAGTTGTTAGCAGAAGTCCATCCTGGTAAAGTTCCAGTAAAAGTTGGAGTAACAAATGTGTCCGATCTTGTAAATGTGTTTGCGCTTAATGCAGTTGAAGTACTTGCAGTTTGAGTATAATCTGATCCAGTACCTCCGTTTGCTTTAAAAGTTACAGTAAATGTATTTGTAGTCCATTTTGCATATAAAGTAAGCCCTGCGTTGGAAGTATACGATGCGCCAGCAGCATAATCTGTTCCAGTACCGTTTGCTGCTGTATTCCAGCCTGCAAAATTAAATCCAGTTTTTGTTAATGATCCAGTATTTGTTCTTAATGTTAAAGAAACACCATATGTTTTTGTCTGTGAATCTGGAGCCGTACCACCAGTATTTCCATTTCCATCATATGTTACAGAGTATGTAAGAGCGGTCCATTTTGCATATAAGGTTACATCTGATGTTAAAGTAATTGATGCAGAAGCTGCATAATTTGTTCCTGTTCCATCTGCTGCAGTGTTATATCCATCAAATGTGTATCCTGTTCTAGTTGGTGCATTTGAAGATACATTTGTTACCCAGCCGTCCCAAGGATCTGTGCCGCTGGAAGATGATGGTAAGCTTGTCACTGTATCTGTAGTGTTTTTATTGTATGACAATGTTCTAGTTCCAGATATATAAAAATTAGCTAAAGCGCTCCAATCACTTAGTGTAGTTGAAGGAGCAGTTGTTCCAGTAGTGTTAGTTGCCGCAGAAGATCTAATCCAAACTGCATACCTACCAATAGAAAGTGGACCGCTTTCATCTATTATTGGGCTTGTTGTTCCTGAACCATCAATAGAAGATGCAACAGGTGGCTTTGCCGCTCCAGCATAATTTTCTCCTGGATGCCAATAAATTTGATATGCTGGACCAGAACCAGTAACTGCTGTAAATGGAACAGAAAGCCTTCTTTGCCCAGTTACAAAAGCTCCTACTGCTGATATTGTTGGGGTTCCCATTGTAGGAGGGAGTTTTGTTGAAGTTACTGTAACCGTAGTTGAAGAAATTTCAAAATAAGGTATTGTATCAATTGATACTGTGTATGTTCCTGCTGCAGAATATTTTTTTGTTAAACTATAAGTTGGATTCACTGTGCCATTTGCATACTCGTTTACTGGCAGCCAACCGCTATTTGTATCATCTCCGTAGTTAACCTTATATTGACGAGGGTATCCATTTGTAGATGGAGTAGCTGGTTTTCCAATTAAAGATCCTGATATTGTTACATCTGCATTTATTCCAGCAGTAGAAGGGCTTGCTGAAATTGAAGAATCAATTGCCTTCCCAGTATAATAAGTATCGTAACCACCTGTATAGCCTTCGGCATATACCCTTGGCCCTCCTCTTACAGCACTTAGCTCTATCTCTACCCACCAAGTAGGTGGGTCTCCTCCTCCTCCATTAAAATATGTTGAGTCTAAATAAAGAAAATCATAACATGTGGCTGTAGTTCCGCTTACGGAAATATCGCTAATAGTTCCATCACCACTTCCATCACTAGTGTAAGAGTCCCACGCAGCATTTGCTCCTGCAGTGGTGTCTGCTTGAAGTGCACCAGTAGATGGTTTATAGTATCTACTATTACTATAATTATACATTCTATATCTAATTCTTATAGTTGTGTTACTATTATATCCGTCAAGAACCCAGGCGTATCTATTAGATGTACCGACTGGCCAGCGATCTCTGTTATCTAAGCCTTTCCTTCCCTGCTCATCCTGAACTTGCATATTAGAAAAAGTAAGTGCTGAACCTATTACTCCGTCTGTTGGAAAAGACCCTAAAGAATAATTATCTGTATATCCAAAATGTCTGGTATATGAACTTACTGCAATAATCTCTGCAACTATATATGACCCTAAATCTGATGACGTTGGGGTGTATCTGCTAGTTCCAGTTCTAGATGTAGATGAAGGGGTACCAGTCGTTGTAGCGGTTACTGTTTCTTCTTTAATAAGAGTTCCGCCAGGATCTGTAGTAGTTGATCTCCACCATCTTATATATGAAGAGCCTGGCTCAACTGAGTTGTAATAAAAATTTTGTAAGTTATAATTGAATACTAGCTCAGTGCCAACTTCTTCTGCTTCGTTCCACCCAAAACTATTAGAAGATGGAAAGTTTTTAATCATTTTTATTGCTGGGGATATTGGATAAATTTCATTAGCAGATGATCCATTTTGAACTGTTAACTCATAAAACAAATACTTTTCGTCTAAAGCAGTTCTCATTGCTGTAGTTGCTCCCGTAGTAAATAAATCTCCAGTAACAACTGTTGATCTTGTTAGGGTAGATGCAGTATCTCCAGATGTAAATTTTCTTCCAAAGATTGAAGTATAATTTGTGTACACCCCGTCTTTACCGTATAGGTTTACATTTAAATACTGTGGGCTAGTAGCCACTGGACCATCGTAAACTGTTCCAGTACCGCTTGTATTTGTTGTTCTTATAGATGGAGCAGTCGTAGTATCTGGTAAAGAAAGTTTAGTAAATACCTTAACCCAAGTAGCCGTGCCACTAACAAGTTTTTTTAAAAATACATTTTTTACTTCTGTCCACCCAGTAGTTTTTTTGACAAATATAGATCTAATCTCTGGCCATTGACTGCCAGATTCAACAACTTTTTTAATAAAAACTTTTGGCATTTATATCACGTCGCAGTCGAGAAGTATAGGTCGCCAGTTAGGCCGAGGGTGTTGCTTGGTGCGCTTGAGCCTCCAGTAATTATTGCTCTGCCTCGACTCATTCTACCGAGTGAGTCTACTTGTAGAAATGCTGGAGACTCTTTGCTTGAATCTGTAGTGCTGCTTCTGTGAGATGTTGTAAAACCAGCAGATGAATCACCATAGACATAAATATTTTTAGAAGAAGTACTTGCTGCAACGCTTATTCCTATAAACCCACCAGGATAGTTAGCCCATAGATCTACTGTAGCTGAGCTTCCCTGTCCTCCTCCTAGCCAAAGCTCCCCGTAGGAAAAACCACTTTGTGAGCCAGGTATCCCTCCAGCTAATGTTGCATCAGTAAAACGAATGTCAGTATTTGTAACGGTTTGATTAGAGGTTGCATTAACCCAGTCTCCGTTATCATCATAATATCCAGAAGTTCCTGGATAAGTATACGAAGAAGATCCAGCGCTTATTGCATAATTTGATGCTGAAAAAAGTAGTTTTGTTGAGGCAATACCGTAACCATTTACAGAACCAGTCATTGTAATGTCTGCTCCAGTAATAGTTGAGCCAGATGTAATTGAACCCTTTACTGATAAATTACCATTTGGAGTTAATGAAAAGTTTCCAGCCGAATCTCTGATTCCAAGTATCGGATCAATTGTAATTGTTCCTTGAGTGGGATTAACTAATGAAATTCTTGGGGTGATTGGATCTAATGAAATGTAGTTGGTTCCGCTACTTCTTAATTGAGTGCTATTAATTGTCCATCCGCCAATATTGCCACCAAATGCTCTGAGTATGCCTGTTGAAGAAACTCTAAATGGAACTCCAGTTGCAGTTCCACCACTTGTATACGGACCAGTTACTCCACTTAACACAGTGAATGAAGTTGAATTTCTTGTATTAACAGTTACTTGACCTAAATTATATACGTTGTTTGAATAACTATACTGAGGAATTGTATTTGTAGGTGGATTTGCCCAACCAATAAATGTTTGATTTTGTGCAATTCCACTAATAGTTACTGTATCCCCAACTTCAAAAGCATTATCTGCTGTAAAAGTAACTAAGGTCCCATTTCCTGAAGCATTTGTTATTGATGCAAGTGCCCCTGATCCAACAGATAGAGCGCCGCCAAATGTTCCGCTTGCCCCAGTAATGCTTCCAGTAAATGTTCCAGTTGTTCCAGTTATGCTTGTACCAGAAGCAATAGATGTGGCAGTAACAGCTCCAGTTACGGTTAAAACTCCTCCAGCATAGGTAATTCCACCATTACCTAATCTTACTCTTCCGTCTGCATATATATAGTCTCCAGTACCAGAAATGTAAATTCCGTCATTTGTACCCTGTACGTCAGTACCAATAGATACGCTTGGTCCAGTTCCAGCGGTAACAGTTCCACTAAATGTACCAGAACCGTCTATTAGTAAATTAGTTCCATCAAATCTTAGTTTGTTTGCAAGCGAAAATCTTCCAGTATTGTCTGCATAGAATGGTGTGCCAACGCTATAATAATTTCCTGCCCCTATAAATATTCTTGATTTTACAGAATATGTTGAAGGTGATGCAAGTGCTGGGTCTGTCATTATAACGGGTGTAAGAATGCTTGAAGCTAACCTGATTCTATTTAGTGAAGTAGATTCACCAACATTTATTGTTTTATCAACAAACAAAAGGTCTGTGGTCATCTTATCTGCAGTAATTTCACCAGCTGTTATGTGGTTAGCATATATAGCATTACTTGCAATATCAAACTGTCCAGTTCTAGATGCAGTAAATGGACCCACTGGTGTAACTGCTGCACTTGAAACTCCATCTGCGTCCTTTGCTCTTACGGCAAAATAATAATTTGTTGCGGTGGTTGGGTTTGTTTCTGCTGGATAAGCTATTGCAGTTCCATCTTTTAATGAATTAATTACTGCAAAGGTTCCATTTATTTCCATTACTAAATTGGCTGGGTCAACGATACCCGTGCTATTTACTGTCTTAACATAAACTTCATAGGTTACCTGATCTGGGTTATCAATATCTGACCAGTTTAAGGTAAATGCTTTGAATAAAGGTTTAACAACAATTGCTGGTTCTGTTCCAGTACCTGGATTTTTAGTTGGAACATTACCATCACTTATTGCTCCTGATGAATTTAGTGTTACTGTTCCAGTAGTATGGCTTGTACTTAGAGCATTTGATCCGCTATATCTTGTAGTTACTCTTACAAGATAAGCTGTGCTTGGCGATAGCCCACCAAAAGATACTGTAGTTCCTTTGCTTTCTACCGTTTGAAGAGTGTTGGCAAATGTTGTGTCGGCAGCAAGTGTTATCTGTACTCTGTATGAGTCAACATACGAGTCTGCAGACGCAGCCCATGATACTGTTAGTATTGAGTCTGTAGCTGAAAAAGAAAGTGATCCAGTAACCGTGCTTGTATTACTTCTAGTATCGGTAACTGTAAATGGAGCTGGAGTACAATTTACATAGCTAGATATATTTTTACCATCAGTTGTAGCTACAGATAGTGTATATGCCTGACCAACAAATACTCCGTTAGTTATATATAAATTAGAAAGTGCTGTGGAACTGCTAAATTCTTGAGTCCATGTATTTGTGCTACTAACTATCTTTACAATATATCCAGCAAAATCTGTGGGGATTGTTGAATTAGTTACTGCTACATTTAAATATCCTAGTCTGCCGCCTGAAAATTGTGGGTTAACTCCGCCTGTTACTATACCAGATGTGATTTGGTCGGGAGCTGTAGTATCTTCAGTAACTGCATTAGAAATTGTAATATTAAATACATTTGTTGGAGTACCGTTTATTCCAGATGGAGTTACAGCAATTAAACTTACTTGATATTCTCCTGCAGCAACTGGAATATTTTTTGTTCCTGAAGCAAAGAAGCTGTCCGCAACTTTTCCAGAACCATAAACGCCGCCAATAATATAAATATCTACACGCTTAGTATTTGATGGGAAAACAGGAAGAGTCACTGGAATATTTCCTACAGCAGTTGCTGGAACTGTAGCCGTTACTGCAACTGGAACATTTTCAGTGGCTGTATTTATAAATTTTCCTGCAGACCATTCGCTTACAGTCCCATCTTCATATACCCACTGAAACTTAATTGCATAGCTTGTGTCAATCTTAAGACCAGCAGCCTTAAAGTTAAAGTAATTTTTATCTGTATCTGGCTGAGTAACTATGTTTAGATCTGATGGATTAGACATTAGAATCCTAACTGTAGCTTATATTCGATATCTACCTGTCTACCAGAGGTCTTAGTAATAATATCTCCTCCAGTTAAAACAGATCTACTAATCATTCCATATGTTGGGTCAAAGGTATCTTCATCATTTATTCTTAGACCATCAAAGTAAACTGTTGTTGTTCCGCTTGAATTTGCTGTGACCTCTATACCTAATGTTATAATATTTGTAAAGTCTGGTGGCGTTGATGAAGTGTTAGAGAACAGGGAAGATAAAGCTGAAGACTGAATTCTGTCACCTGTTCCAGATGCTGGAGTAAAATCTACATAGCAAAACTGAGTAGAGGAGCTATAAAATTTAACTCTAATCTTAGAAACATTATTGTCTGCCTTTTTGTAAGCTAGGGCAATGCTGTCATTTACGCTATACCCAGATAGATCAGTGCTTCCAAGTTGTATTTTATACTCTACAGATGTAGATTGTGCGGCTTGAAAATAAACCATGTTCTCACCAATTTTTGAAGTAAAGTTACTTGTGTTAACTTGAATTGGAGGATTTTCGCCTAATGAATTTGTCCACAATAGGTTGTTTTCAAAATCTGTAATAAACTTGCTATCAAAATTGTTTGTTGATGATCTTGAGGTTGGATATAAGGCAATTTCTGAAATAACTCCAGCTACGTCTTGAGGTATTGTAGTTTGATAGATAGCCTTGTAAGAAAATACTGGATCTCCATCTCCGTCTACTCCAGTTTGAGTAATTTCAATACTTCCAATATTAACTGGGACTCTATAAAATTCAAAGCCAAGTCTAGTGTCGTTACCTTTTGCATTAGCTGCAGTATTTCCTATTCCAAAAGCCAGCTCTTTAGTGCTAAAGTCTGTTGCCCCTGCTAAATAGCTGGTTAAAAATCTTTTTCCAAATTTAGTTATCATACCAATTCAACCCTCGCATTCATTCCTTTTAAAGTTGTCCCGCTAGAATTTTTAATCTTAAATACAACGGTTACGCTTGGATTTCCTGCCGCATCATAAATTACATCATTTGATACAATTGATATATCTGAAATAGATGGAACTCCAACGCTAACTACATCAGATGGAGTCTCAGTTAAATCATCTGGAATCTCTGCAATAAATTCGGAGGTTGAGTCTACATCGTCTGAATCTATATCCCCCTGTGCAAGATACACGTTAGACAAAGAATTTCCTCTTATGTATCTTACTAGAGCAGGATCAAAATCATTTACCTCTGGTGAATTTGTATATAAAGGAAACGTACCAGATGTAGTTACTCCTGAGCGAGATATTCTTGGGTTTTTTGTAGCCATATTTTTATTATACCATTTGGTCAACTATAAATAGATCTAGCTGTAATGGATGTAGAAACCCCCTCGTTAAAACTAATATTTACATTTGTTACTAAGAATTTTTGAGTACCGTCTAAATTGTTTTTAGCGTATGTAATATTTATTACATCGCCGACCTCAATTGCTGG